TTTGGTTAATTACGGTATTGATTAGGGTTTGTTAGTATCAAATCCAAACCCCAATATGTCTCCTAACGCTATAGGTAGTGTTTTCTCCTTTCTTACTTTCTTGAGTTTTTGAGCTGCTTCTGCAGTCTTTTTGGCTGCAGCTTTTAGTACATGGGATGGGTCTACATAGCGCAATTCAAACTGAGCCTTTGAGAAATGGCCACGAGCCAGCATCACACGAAGCACTGGATCGCCTTCAACTTCATATGCAAGTTTCTGCAGCTGGCGGTTCAGTTCTGATACGACACAAGCAGCTTTCTTAAGCTCCTCAAGCCTGGTCAATCTGAAGTCCAGCCTGCAGTTAACTGGCCGGCCTGAGCGCAACAAAAAAGCACCCAGCTTGCCGTCTTCTGATGGGAAAAACTGTGCCCAATTCACCAGCTCTGGTGTGTTCCGATCCGCCATAGTTACCTCCGAATTGATCATGATGCATGCCCAACTTCAACAAATCTATTCGTTTTATAGGACGTATATTGAGTAAACAATTTAAACAATTTCGCCATGTGATATATATTTATAAAATAAAAATGTATCTTTTTAAATGGTTTCTTATTGTCAAGTTGACTAGACAGTATTTTTTTGGTATGAGCAGTCATTTAATCCTCGCCATCAGGTTCTTCACCTGAGTTGGAGACCACTCAATGTTGCCGCGACGTGTCTCAATTTCACGGCTGGCCAGTGCCTGGGCAATCTCGCGCAGGGTTTTGGCACCAGACTTCTTGATCGCTTCCAAGACCAGTGGCCGAACTCGCTCAGCGTAGGCATCGGCCTTTTGAATGATCACTTTGGTGCCGGCCACTGAGCCGAGCATAGGTGTCGGGCTGCCAAGCTTTACGCCCTTCTTCTTTAACTCACCCAGCGCTGCTTTGGTGCGCTCACCGATCTTGCGTGCTTCCCACTCAGCGAAGACCATACGCATCTGCAGCAGCTCGCGGCTGGCTTCTGGGAAATCAGCACATACAAACTTAACTTTGGTGTCGTTGAGCAGCTGCGCACCGAATGCCAGGTCGCGGGTCAGACGGTCAAGGGATGCGACGACCAGGGTGGCCTTCTCTTTCTTGCACAGCTTGATGGCGTTGGCCAGTGCTGGGCGCTCATTCATGCGGCCCGACTCGATCTCTGTGTACTCACCGATCAGCGACCACTTGCCACCGTTGAGATAGCCAAGGATGCGCTCGCGCTGTGCATCGAGGCCAAGACCTGACTTGCCCTGGCGATCTGTGGAGACCCGGAAGTAGGCTACGAATTTGCCGTTGTGAACTGTCATCACGAACTCCTGTGCGCTTTATCTGCGCTGTTGTGTACATGACCCAAATGTAACCGATGTATATCAAAACGTACAAGATGCAAACCCTACGTTTTAGTCAACTATTATTATTTGCTTGCCTGTACACAATCCAAACGTAACAATCGGAGGGTATATCTAACTGACATATCCACCATGCAAGACACCAAACCCAAACCATTCCTAATGCGCTTGCGTCCTGACACCAGGTCGCTGCTTGACAGAGCTGCAGAAGATCAAAGCCGCTCTCGCGCCTCACTCATTGACCAGTGTGTGCGTGAGCAGCTGCAGCCCCGCTATGGCCAGCTCAGCCCACGCCTGGAGCGGTTCCTATCTGGGGTCAAACAATGAACCACGAAGAAGCTCTGAAGATGCTCAACATGGCCAAGGATGGCAAGCCCATACCCGAGGACGTGCTGACAGAGGCACTCTTTCTCACTGGGGACGGTGCCTGCTGGCGTGATATCCCCTGCCCTGACGTTGATGCGTTTGTCAAAGACATGCGTCAAGCAGGCTACCTATGAGCGTTGCCCTGTACTTTGTTGTGCCTGGTCAGCCAGTCGGCAAGGGCCGGCCACGGGCCAGCAGCCAGGGCGGCTATGTGCGCATGTACACGCCCGCAAAGACTGTGACGTATGAGCAGGCCATCGCACGCCAAGCGACGTTTGCAATGAACGGCATGGCCTTGCTCACAACTCCCATCAGCATGCGCATTGTGGCCTTCTACGGCATACCGCCAAGCTGGCCTAAGCACAAGCAAATGCTGGCGTTAAACAACGCATTGATACCAGGCAAGCCAGACATAGACAACGTCGCCAAGGCCGTGCTTGACGCATGCCATGTGATCTACGTCGATGACAAACAAGTCACTCGCCTGGTCATAGAAAAAGAATATTCGTATGACCCGCGCATCGAGGTCTACATCCATGAGAGATTGAAATGAGTTTTGCTAGACACCAGGTCAGCCTTAAAGGCAGCAGCGTCAATGGTCAGCCGTTCAAGCTGTGCCACCGATGTGAAGAGAAACGGCCACCAGAGGGTGGCGTGCAAACGTCTGCACAGCGCTGGTACTGCCAGCCATGTTGGGTAGACAAGATGAAGGGCCACAGATGACCCAGCTGCAGGCGAAGCTACGCGCACTGCTGCGTGGCCATGAGGGCATGACAACCAAGCAGCTGTCCTACCGAACTGACTCAGGCATGCGTGACATCACCAGATCACTCAAGGTCATGCCGGACTCATACATTGACCGTTGGACGGGCCCAGAGCGTGGCCAGTGGGCTGCAGTGTGGTGCGTTGTTGATGTGCCCGAAGACTGCCCCAAACCAGAATGATTAAGCGGCCATGGAAACCTCACTATCACAAACACAAAGGCCCACTGGAGCCGGACATGACCATCTTGCTCACCGCTGTGGCCAGAGAGCTGCTGACAACCTGGGAGATCACCAAGGACAAGCTCCTGGTGGACAGGCACCTGGCAGCCGTAGACAAAGTCTATGGCCAGGGTGCAGAACAGCGCGTCAGGCAGTACATGCGACAGGTAGACAGAGATGAGCGACATGTCTGAATCAATAGCATTTGCGCTGCCGAAGAAGCCGCGCATTAAAGAGAAAGAGCCGATGCCGGATCAGCGCAAGGTGTGTGTGCTGCCGATCAGAGCCATCACAGACAAGGCCATCACAGACAACATGCTGCGCATACTTGCCGTTCTCTGTAGCTACTGCAACCGAGCAGGCTTCACTTGGGTAAGCCAGAAGAAGCTGGCCGAGGACATGAAGGTCAGCCGCCAAGCCATCACCAAACAGATGGGCAAGCTGATCGCTGCAGGCTACGTTGAGGTGGTCAGGAAAGGCTTTAGAGGCGAGAGGTCAAACACAGTGCGCGTGATCTTTGATATCACAGTAGACACAGCCACGGCCATCGCGGTGACCAACTCAATCGAGGACACACGGCCACCAGTGATCAGGCAGGAGCAAGCAATGGCTGAACAGCAAGAGATAGACCGAGCTGGCCAAGCTCGCATTGCCAAGCTGATCGGTCAAGCACTCAGGAATAACCAACCAAGAAAGGAGCCAACCATGGCAGAGAAAAAGGACAGCATGACTGTCAGGAAAATGAAGGAAGAGATCGCTAAAAAGAAGCCACCAAAGGACACTGCATACGCAACCCCAGAGGTTGCCCATGTAGAGCATTCTAAAGTTGCCAATGAAGCGCTCCATAGGCAACCATATAGGCAACCTAATACGGTTGCCCTTAACTCAGAAGAACACATAAGAAAGACTAATATAGATAATTATTTAAATACAAAAGAAAGACTAAGGTTAGTTCTAGGCAACCAAGTTCCAAAGTTGATCGATGCCGGATTGACCGACCAGGACATCGATGAAGGACTCGCAACCCTGCTGGCCATCTACGCAGCCGAGGGCATCACACCGAAAGAGCAGCACCTGGTTGAGGGATTGATACAGATGAAGCGAGATGCCAGATGATTGAAGGCACCGCCAAGGCATCTAGATCGATCCATACGCCACGATCACAGGCAAGCCTAGACATGGGTAGCCTGTACATGTTGCAATCGCTCCTACGTCGTTTAAATCAATCTGTACATGTGGCATACGAACGTATGGATTGTGTACAAGCAGGGGGCATGCTGCGACGTGTGCCCTTGGAAGCGATCGCAAAGCATATGCGCAGGCATGACACGCGCAATACCGGGCGCGTTGACGGGCGCGTAGAAAAACGACCCTTCCCCCCTCCCCCTCACCGTAGCGATACGGGGGTCATCCACAATTTTTCCCCATCTTCTCCACAATTTTGTACACTTACCAACAGCAAGGATTGACTTATGGCTTATGAAATGAAACCTGGACAAGGCTCGGCCTTTGTAAATAAATTTAAAACTGAGGACTGGCATGCGGCTTACCGTGGCGAGGTGATGCTACCGGACGGCACGCTGTGCTACCTGGATGTCAAGCCTGGCAAGACGGCTGCTGGCGAGCATTGGTTCTCGATCAAGATCGGCAGTGCCAAAGCGCCTAAGCCTGTGCAAGCTGCAGCGCCTGTGATGCAGTCTGACGACAGCGATATACCGTTCTGATGGCCACCAGAAAGTCGCCATCGCACATCCCCAACCTGACTGGCTGGGGTGGTACTCGCTCGATTGAGCGCAGGCTTGAGAGGTCTACCACCTTGGCCGGCAACCGTGAGGCTGTGGCGTATGCATTGCTTTGCATGGCAAACACAAAGATCAGCGACATCATGACTTGGGATGAAGGTGGCAACGTGACCGTGAAGGCTGCGCACCAGATCCCTGAGCATGCGCTGACGGCCATCAAGTCAATCAAGCAGAAAGTTGATCGTGATGGCAACTCAACGCTTGAGATTGAGCTGTATGACAAGGTCGGGGTGCTGCGCATCCTGGCCAAGGCTTCTGGACTGCTGGACAACCCAGATGAATCTGACAAGCCTTCGGTGATCGGGATCAATATCAAGTCTCCGATCAGTGACATTGTTGATGTAAAGGGAGATTGACATGGATGAAAAGCTGATTGACCGGATCATTGCCGTGCTGATGCTTGAGCTTGATACCGACCTTGATGACCAGGCGTGGGAAGACATCTGCGACGACAAGCTGGACTTGCTGGTTGACCTTCGCAAAATGAAAAAAGGTATGCATGAGCCGGACTAAAGAACAAAGCGGCAAGCAGATGCCCACAACGGGGCTGAACCTGGACTTCAGCGAAAGCCCCCAGGTGTGGGGCTTCTTACAGAGTAACGCCTTTGTGCGCGGCATGATGGGGCCGGTGGGGTCGGGTAAGTCTTATGCGTGCGCTGCCGAGATCATGATGCGTGCTGTTAAACAAAAGCCCTCCCCCATTGATGGCATCCGCTACTCGCGCTTTGCGATTGTGCGTAACAGCTACCCCATGCTGAAAACCACCACGATTAAAACGTGGATTGATCTGTTTCCTGAGTCAACCTTTGGGCCGCTGCTTTGGACACCGCCTATCACGCACCACATCAAGCTGCCCAGCCGTGGTGACGCAGCTGGCATTGACTGTGAAGTTATTTTTCTAGCCCTTGACCAACCCAAAGACGTGCGCAAGTTGCTGTCGTTGGAGTTGACTGGTGCTTGGGTTAACGAGGCTCGCGAGTTACCCAAGGCTGTGATCGATGGCTTGACCCACCGTGTTGGCCGGTATCCGACTAAGCGTGATGGCGGTGCGACCTGGTCTGGGATCTGGATGGACACCAACCCGATGGATGACGACCACTGGTGGTACAAGCTGGCCGAGAAAGAAAAGCTCACCGGCCAGTTTGCTTGGAAGTTTTTCAAGCAGCCTGGTGGCGTGGTGCCTGTTGACCCAGAGAACTTGCCAGAGATGCCCGAGGCCAACGATCACATCTTTGCGGCTGCCAAGTGGTGGAAGGTCAACCCCAAGGCTGAGAACCGCAACAACTTACCGCCTGGTTACTACCTACAGATGCTTGGCGGTAAGACCCTTGACTGGATTCGCTGCTATGCGGGTGGTGAATACGTCTATGTCCAGGAGGGTAGATCGGTCTGGCCAGAGTACGACGACTCGACCATGTCTGGCGATACCGACATTGACCCTAATGTGCCTATCCAAGTGGGCCTGGACTTCGGTTTAACCCCTGCAGCCACCATTGGCCAGCGCCTGCCCAACGGTCGGTGGGTGATACATCAGGAAATTGTTACCTTTGACATGGGCCTGGAGCGCTTTGGCACGCAGCTGCTGGCTGAACTCAACGCTCGATACCCCAATCACCAGGTTCTGATCTGGGGTGACCCAGCCGGCATGGCCAGAGATGCCATCTATGAGGTCACTGCCTTTGACTTCTTGCGCACACTGGGTCTAAAAGCGCAGCCAACTGCGTCAAATGACTTTAAAGTGCGTCGGGAAGCGTCGGCTGCACCCATGATGCGGCTGGTGATGGGCAAACCTGGCCTGATTGTGAACAGAGAGTGCAAGTTATTGCGCAAAGCACTGGCCGGTGGCTATCACTTTAAGCGAGTTGCAGTAGGTGCCGGCCATGAACGCTTCAAAGACGCGCCAAACAAGAACGAACACTCACACATTGGTGACTCGTTTGGGTATTTGATGCTGGGCGGTGGCGAGTACAACCGAATGACCCGCACACACCAGCTCGGTGGCCGCGCTCCTGGCATGACTACGGCTGCTTTGGACTTTGATATCTTTTCATGACAGACCTGATCGACACCGTCAACGAAAAACTGGCCTGCACCGGCATCTACTTTGAGCCGATCACTGATTGGCACATTGAACGTCTTTCTGAATACGTCAAATCGCCCTGGCCCATTGATCCACTAGAAACTATTCATTTCAACATGGAGCGCGGCCCAAGCGGTGCCCTGTACTACAACGGCAAACTGCTTGGCATCATCGGTGTTGCCGTGCTGTGGAAGGGTGTGGGTGAGGTGTGGACGATCATCGACGACAGCATCAAGCACAAGTTCAAGCGCCAGCTGATTGTTGGTGTCAGAACTGCCCTTGATATCACTCAGATATCACTTGCTTTGACCCGTGTACAAGTAGCAATAGAATCGAATGAAGATTATTCGCAGAGCTGGCCGCTGGCGCTGGGCTTTACGCTTGAGGGCGTGATGCGCAACTTCGGAATGGACGGCTCAGATTACACACTCTATGGGAGGATCAGACCATGCCAGCACCAATCGTCGCAGCTTTGATCGGAGCGGGTGCCACGGCTTATGCTGTGAACCGTTCACAAAGCGCTGCAAGCAAAGCTAGGGAGCAAGCTGCTGCAGCTCAAGCTTCAGCAATTGAGCAAGCCACTAAGAATCGTACAGAAGCTGCCGCACAAGCTCAAGCAGCGCGTGAAGCAGCTGCAGAGACTGCAAAGTTGACGCGAGAGCAG